TAGCTTCACGATAACCACCGAGACCACCAGATTGTGCAGCTTTTGATGCTATTTGATTACCTAAAATATTAGATGTTCTAATAGCTTCTCTTTGTGCCATATCAATAACTCCTTGTTGATATGGATTCATAAATTGATTTATACCTTCTTCAAAAGATAATCTTTCATAAGGATTAATATTAGTACCAGTATTAATTATGTCTTGTATATTGCCACTAGCTTGTGTAAATGCTTCAGGTGTTCCTGCTGTAGCAAATCCTCTAGTCATAGCTTGAGATGTAGCTTCATCAGGTCCAAAGCCAGCTAATCTTTCTCCTCCATAAGGAGTATATTGTTGTAAGCTTTCTGACTCTGCTCTTCCTAATAACCTTGTAAAATAAGGCTCTGCATATGCTGGCAACTTAGAAGAAAAAACTTCTTGTCTTGCTGGAGTTCCTCCTCCGCCTTTATATCTTCTCATTTTTTACCTCAAAATTATATTCAAAAAAAACTGCTAATTTTTTCCAATCTTTATCTTTTATCCAATTCCAAAATCCTGCACGACCTATACCTTCTATACCATCGCAGCCATCTCTTTTACCAACTACTTCTAACTCTTTTATAAGAGTTTCTACCCAGTCCTCCATGTTATTTCCTGTTATATGCTCAAGACTTAACATAGCTTTTCCTGTTGGATAAATTACTTTTTGTGTTACTACAATACCTTTTATATCAAAAGAGCCAGTATCAAATACTATCCAAAGTCTATGACTGCCATTCAAACAATCATAAAAAATATCTTCAGGTCTAATGCGACCATTAGAACGCTTACAAGATTTTTCTAAATATTTTTTTGCACCTTCCCAAACTAAAACTAACTCATCATTATTGACTATAGAAAAATTATATTCTCCAGAAGGTTCATTTTTTAATGCGACATCATTCATGCTGGCAACACCTTACTATTGTCTATAGGTTTAGCTTGTTCTGTAGTTCCATATTTTTCTTTGCGGACTCTATCCATCATGTCATATAGTTCTTTAGCACCAGCATCTGAACTACCATCGCCTAACATAGATACTACATCTGCAGGAACTATAAATTCATCTTGAGATACAGCTATAGTTTCCTTGCCTCCAATGTTTCCTCGAAGGTCATCATCCATACCACCATTGCCTTTCCCTGCAATTAATCCTTCTGTTTGTGCATTAGGTATTAAAGACTGCAAGACTTCCTCTCTCAAAGCTAAGTAAGCATCTGTTCCATATTTTTCTACAAACTTTTGCACAATGCTGTCATCCTCTGTTTCTCCCATAATAAAAGCTTTTGCTTCTTTTATTAGTGGGTCAATAGAAGTTTCTCCACCTTCGTTCATCCCTTGATATTCACCATAGTTAGGAACAAAAGCACCGCCTGCATTAGGTATATTAAATGGATTTTGCACTCCTAAACCTGTTGTAATTTGGTCAAGAAGAGAAGGAGAAGAAGGTACTTCATTAGTTAAATTTTCTGCGGTCATCAAAGCAGGAGGTGCGACTGGAGCTTGCACAGCTTCTTTTTGTATTAAAGCTGGAGGTGCTACGCCTGTATATTTTTGATAAGGGTCAATAACATTTTGCGTAGGAACTCCTTGGCTTTCAACACCAAAACCACCTCTACTTACATTGTCATAAATGTTATTAGGCATATTAGGATTTATTGTTTGAAATTCAGGTGCAGCACCACCCATAACAGTAGTAGCTGGAGGATTTAAAGTTGCTGGGTCAAAGTATAAAACCTCTGGATTTAGTCCGGGCATATAATCTCTATTCACAGCATAGGGTCTTTTCTGCCTTGAGATTACCTGTGGCTTTGTGTTGCCTCCTGTATTAAATTGAGTAAGTCCTCCTGTTGCCGAATACAATAAAGGCTCTGGTCTCATCATAGCTTCATATTCTCTTTCTAATAAATCTTGCCTATTGCCCTCTGCTAAGTCTTTTTCATATTGCTCTTGTGCTTCCATCATTCCTAGAGAAGTACCACCTATACCAATAGGTATATAAGCTGATGGTTGTGCAGCACCTGCAGCTATGTTGTCAAATACAGAAGTAAATTTACCAAAACCTTCTGTTCCAGTAGTTGGAGTAAAAGCATCTTTAGCAGATGTAAGTAAACTTGTTGGAGGATTATCTAAAGCAAATTGTCTTGCAACATCTCCTGCTTGTATACCAGCTTCTTTAGCAGCTTGCGATACAACTTGTTCAGTACCAGCTTTAGCTACTTCTTCCCCAGCAGCTTTGGCTACTTCTTCTGTTGCAGCTTTGGCTACTTCTTCAGTACCTGCTTTAGCAGCTTCTTCGGCTGCTACTTTTGCAGCTTCTTCTCCAGCAACTTTTGCTGTAGTTTGTGCAGCAGCTTCTGCACCTTTAGCAGCAGCACCAGCACCTTGTAATATAGAACCAAAACCATAAGAAGTTAAACCTGCTGCAATTCCTTTTTTCAAGTCGCCTTCTAATATACCTGTAGCTAAACCTGAGCCAAGACCAGCACCTACTGGTCCACCAAATACACCACCTACAATACTTGCAGCAATAGGTATTAAATCTTTAAAACCAAAAGCTTCAGCTAATCCAGTTTGTGGATTAATAGTCATTGCACCCATCTGTGCTAACCCAGCAACTTCTGTTGGATTCATATGCACAAGAGTAGTGTCTCCATATCTTCCTCTAGAAGCTATGTTTTTAACTTGGCTTTGAATATTATTCATATTAGTCCTCGGATGTTTCACAGCCAAATGCGTTGAAGCTTAAATTAGCTGTAGACGCATATGCCCTTATTTTATCAGTTTCATTAAGAGTAATACCAATGACTATTGTGTCAGTTGTATTACCACTTAATGCTTTATCGTAAATTAAAAAATCTTTGTTAGATGTTGCAGAACCAGTAGCAGATACTGAAAGTCTATATGTAGCTGCTCCTGAATCTCTATTTGCTATTACTATTGAACTGACAGTAGTTTGGACAGATGCAGGCACAGTATATAAATCTGTTTCTGTTGTTGCGTTTGGAGCTATCTGCCCTAGTATCTTTAAAGTATCAGACATTACCTTTTGTACCCATTAATAAAAATTGATGCCTCTTTATTGATTTAGATAAAGCTGCAGTTTTCATATTATCTATTGCAGCTAAGTCATTAAATATATCTTGTAATATTTGCTCAATAGTTCTTCTAGTCACTAACTCATTGTCTATTTCATATTCATTGTTTGGCAAAGGTAAAGGTGGTGAAGATTTAGCAGCCATTATTTTCTTCCATCAGTTTTAATATCAAATCTAGAGTCTCCTAATCTCCAACCAAAATCGCCACCATTATTTTCTATACGCACAGATACTTGCCTTGTTCTGCCTCTGGTATTTGTAAATTGAGTTGAAGGAGTTAAAGCAATAGTAGATAAAGTTGAGCGTGTTTCAGCAGGATATCTTCTTCCTTTTAAAGTTAAATTAACAGTATCGTTAGAATTACTTGACCCTAAAAATTCAATATCAGGTATAACTTTATTTACAAACATAAACGATTCTCCATCAGGGTCTAAATCAATATCTGCAGATTCTATGTAAGCATTAAAAGCAGTACCATCTGCTGTATTACCAGTTTCATGATTATAAATATAGTTGTTGTTTGTATTGTCTAACTTACCAGTTGCTAGTGGAAAATCTAACAAAGGTGCTTGATTCCAAGCTGTTCTTGTAAAATTATCTGCAGTAGTTCCAACACTCCAAACTTTTTCTGCATAATTGTAAGTCACATATCTATCTATTTCATTACTACTTGCTGAAGGATAAAACCAAATTACTTCATTATGAGTTTGATTATGTCCTGCAAAAATTTTAAATCTTTGTGATTTATTTATGTTACTAAATATATAGTCTAGTACAGTACAATTTATTCTTTCAATATTACCTGTTGCTCTGTAAAAAGCACCATCATCCATAAAAAATACTTGACCACCAACTGCAACACCAGCTTTAGGTGAAATCATTCCTATTCCTCTGGCTATTTCATTAAATGAAAAGTAAAAAGGACTTCCTACAAATCTCATAGAAAATACACTAGCATCTGTAAAAACTAATGTTTCTTGTCTGGTTTGGACTGCACCAATAATTTGACTACCTGATGATAACTTAACACCGCCTGCAGAGTTAGTAGCTGATGGAGTCCAATCAAACATATTTTCAGAATCAGACCATCTAACAAATAATGGGTCTACTGTACTGCTTCCTATTGGATTACATCCTAATGCTATTAAATGTCTATCAACATCAGAAGTCATAATTTGAAAAGCTGATATAGGACAATTACTAGCACCAGCTACAGAGCTAGCTAATACTGCTCTAGTTGCTACACCATTAGCAACCTGCCAAACAAACAATGGTCCACCTCTTGGAACAGCTACTAAATCTTCTCCAAAATTATCTATACTCCACAATCTTAATTGACTAAATACTGCAACAGGACTTGTGCTTCCCCATGTTCCTGAACCCCATGCACCTGCACCCCAACCTGAACCTGAAACAAAAACATCTAATCCTGAGCCATATAAATATGTACCAACTGTATTTGAACCGCCACCACTACCACTATGGTTTGAAGCTTGAGCTAAAGTAATTGTATAAGTATTAGTTGTTGTGCTTTGTATTTGATATTCTTGATTAAGAACAGTAGCTGTCACATTGCCACCTACAGTTGCTGCACCTGAAAATATTACAAAGTCTCCGGGATTTGCATTATGCGATGTATCATTTACTGTCAAAGTTGTAGAACCACTTGTTGCTGTAAAAGTCACATCACCTGCAGCAGTAGTATTATCAACAGGAGTAATATCATAAAAAGAATTACCTTCTTGCACATACCATTTAAGATGTGTGCCTAAAGCATTATAGCTTGCAAGTGTAGATGTTTTATAAGTGTGTAATGCTCTGCAAGTTCCTAAAAAACTATTAGTTGAATTTTTAGACCAACCTCCTATTTTTTCAGGTTTGCCATATCTAAATCTAATTTTATCAGAGTCTAGCCAACCTCCTTCATTTGCATATGAAGTAAGCTCTTTATTAATTCCGGGTCTAAATTGATATTTAACTAATGCCATTTATATTTCGTGCCAAGGCTCTCCCTGAAAAAGCAAAGCTTCTGCTTCTCTTCTTCTAACTAATCCTTGTAATACTTCTCCTCCTGCCTTGTTCCATCTTTTCATTTGATATGGAACTTCTTCGTACATCTCTTTATTTAAAACTTTAAGCATTGTAGAACTAGCCAAGTTTGTTGGTCCTAAGTTATATGTCCAACAGACTAAAGCATCAAACTGACATTGTTCTAATTCAACATCTACTAAATCTTCAACATAACCTTCAAACTCTTCAAGCTCTATTTCTAAAAATGCTTCTGCTTCTTCTTTAGATATTTCCATACCCTCAAATACATCTTTAGTATGACCCCAACCTATAGTCCAAACTCCAACGCTATCTTGATAAGCTGTAAGTTCTAAGCCTTCAAATTTTTTTATAAGGGCAATGCCCTCTTTAGATATTTTCATTTTCTTATTCCTCGTTGGTAGTGACTTTTCTATAGTAGACCACAACTTCTTTAAGCTCATTTATATACCTCTTAAGTTCTTGCATATTGTAAGCCATCAACTCATAGTCAGGAATTGACATGGCTACAAATACTATACGACCTTCCTCTTTTTTTACTCTTTCTAAAAACTCATCAACATTAAGCTCTGATACTACAAACCAATAGGGTTCGTTTAAATCTATCTCCCTAGGCATAACTGGTTGAGCTATGGTTCTTTTGAGAGGTTTGCTTATTACATCTACTTGTTTAGGAATCAGGCTGCAACTGTAAGCCATCATCGAGACCATCAATAATACGACTA